TTGGTCTGCTAATTGAGTTGCTAAAGTTGCATTACCTTCAAGAAGCGCTTTCTGCAATAGCAAAGAGATGCGATCGGTTTCGCTAATCTTTCCCTTGAGCGCTGCCTCAATACCGATAGCGTCTATATTAAGAGTCTTTGAGGCTTTGTCGAGTGCAGCCTTCTTCTTGGCTTCTGCCAGAGTCTTTGTCTGCGCTGCTGCTAATTCTTTGGCACGCTTGAGTGCGTCTGCTTCTGCCTTCTTGCGAGCTGCATCATTGGCTGGAGTGGTATAAATGCCAATAGGCATAGATCCGAGATAGCCCATCTTGATGCCCTCGAATGAAGCTCTAAACATCTTTTCTTGAATGTCGATAATTTTAACTACTTCGTTCTCATAATTATCGAACGGGTTTAGGGATGCAAGAATGGCTTGGTCAGATGTCAGGTAGTAAAGTTTCTTGAATCCGAACACGGCTGTTGCAACCATGCTGGCAATCTTTGTCGCTAGCCCCTCGATCTTGGCAACGAACTCCTGAGGATCTCCAGCTGCGAAGGCTGCCACTAGAGACTCGACTAGAGCCCCACCAATCTTCTCTGAGGCTTCTCCAACGGCTGTGTTGATTAACTCAAACTTGCCAGCGTATGTGTCGAGATAAGCAGCATTAGATCCCTTGAATGTAGCAGCGAACTTAGACTGTACATCTGCAAAACTCATAGTCTTAAGTTCAGCCTGAGATAGTCCTAAAGCATACTTGCGAAGTCCCTTAGTGTTTCCGACGTAAGCCATTGAAAGATCATTTACTACAGTCTCGTAATCCTCGCCAGAACCTCGTGAGATGTCGAGTGCTTCAGTAAGCAATTCTTGAGACTTGGTAACTGATCCAGTAGTCTGCAATAGTTTCTGCATTGCCGGACGCAGTTGATCATCTGTAACGCCAGACATGGCAGAAAGTTCGGCAATAAAACTCTCAATGCGTACAGTCTCAAATCCTAGACCAAGATTCCTAACTGAGGTGGCTAGACGGCTGGCTGCCTTCTCGTCTTCCATAAATGCCTTAGCAGCTTCTTTGCCAAACTTAATCACGGCGGCAGTTGATAGACCGATACCTACTGCGCCTGCTAACTTCTTAAAAGATTTCGAGAGTTTCTTGACATCCTTGTCGGTATCTCCCAGGGCTTTCTTGCCTTTGTTTTCGACAATTATGGGGATTCTTAATTCAGCCATCAGTTGCCACTTCCATTAAACTTAGCGGCAGCCTTTTCAAGCGCCTTGATAACTCCAGCCTTAGCCTTGCCCTCATCTTCTTTGTACGCCTTAAACATTGCACGTCCAGACATCTTGCCAGAGCCTGTTAGGTTGCCCTGCAATCGTGGTGTGAAGCGACCAGACATGCCAGACTTACGTCCAGCCGTCTCAAAGATCGCGCCTGCCGCTGTCTTATTGTGGATCGATACAGTCGCAGACCATCCCTCGCGGTTAGGCTTAGTTGGTGTAAGTTTATAACCTACGCCTCGACGTGCCTCGGTTGCATCGTACATTGGAAAAGTTGCGGTCTTAACTTCATGCCTAACGAATCCAGATGGCATTGCGCTGTTAGATGGCATGAAGCCTCTGGCCTTTTTTACCAGTGGTTTTAAGAATCCAACCATCTCATCGCGTGTTGCTTTGTCTAGATCAGGTGAAAACTTCTTTAGGGCTTTGCGAAGCTCGTTAGCGCCTTTTAGCTCTGTAGGCATCGCTCTGCTCCTTTGCTCTATCTTTCAATGCTTTCAGTAACATCTGGAGCATTGTCGAATCTAAATCAATTAAATCTTGTGGAGGGATAGCCGTCTCGATGCTCAAGCGAGCAATGAGATAGTGGATGCTATCCCTGCCTAGGCCAAAGGGTCAGACTCTGCAACCTCTACACTCTTAAGAGTTTCGAGAAAGTCTGCGCCGAATGGCTTGACTGTGACTCCACTTAGTCGAAGGCCTTCCCATGCAAGCCAATAGACATCTGACTGCTTTTCATCATCGCGAAACGCTTTGTGAAATCCCTTTTTAGCATATAGCTCGAACGCGTACTCCAGTCGAGGTGTGATCTCGATATTGGTGACGCTGTTGTCTGCCATCGTGACTATTAACTTTGCCATGCTGTGCCCCTTTGTTTAGTGTTTTAGAATGTGCCTGTTGTGGCAACTACTGTAGTGCCTGAGACGTTAAATGTCAGACTCTGCATTGCGATATCAGCGACTGCGCCGTTGATGTCTGTGGTTGAGTTGATAAGGCAGGTCATAGTGTAAAGAGGGTTAGTCGCAGATACTGCGGTTCCCTTATCCTGTAGAAGAACGATTGTGACGTTAGTTCCCCATGCAGCCTGCAAAGTCTGTAGAACGTTCGCAGATGCTGTGTCATTGAGGAAGTCGATTGTGACAGATGATGCTTCAAGGCCTTTAACGAACTTGTGTCCGCCATCGCCCATCGCTGTTACTTCGAGCTCGTCAAAAGTGCGGTTAAGTGTTACTGCTGTAACGTGGTCTGAAAGATCGACTGAATTGATCTTCACGCCGACCTTATTGTTTAGAAATACAGCCATGAGATTATTCCTCGTCTTTCTTAGTAGTTACTGGCTTAGGTGTTGATGGTGCTACCTGCCCGATCTTGATCAGGAAGGCTTCTTGCTCTTTTTCCCACTCGGACATTTTAGCTCCAACTCGTTAGGACTGAGATATTGATATTACAGGTAAGTAGATCACCCGATGCGGCACTGAGTACGGCCGGAGCCGATACATCTGTGACGTTGTAGGTGTATGAAGATGCAGCGAGCAAGCCAAAGACTCGAACGATGTCATCTTCTATTCCGATAAGGTTGCCTTCATTATCGAGCAAGGGAACCATGACGGAAATTACGAAGTTAGCCATAGGCGAAATCGATGCATGCCAGCCGTTAGACGGCGAGATGTAAGGATCTGCTGGCGCTACGATCACGCTGTTGGCGATCGGTGTTGCAGGTGGGAATGAGAAGACTGAGTATTTTGTATTATCAGTAAGAGCTGCTGCGATACCTGCGCGGAGTGTTGATATGGCGGCCATTAGCCCACCATCGATCTCGGATCAAGATAAGGTGCGAGCAGGCCTCTGACTCTCGCGAGGAGTGTGTTACCCATCCGATAAGGACTTGGTTGGTATCCGTCGATTGTCACGCCGCCGCTTGATGGGGCTTGACGGCTCTGCCAGATGTCGATAGAGATCATGAGAGACGCTTCTTGGATTGCAGGTACTGTTGTGTAATCTGTGTAAGTCTCAGCTGCTGCGATGCCATAAGGCTCGACTGTGTGATAGGGATTGTCGCTAATGTGTGTCGTCGTAATTGTAAAGGATTGAGTGTCAACGCCTGTAATTGTCTTTGTGCCGTTGTACTTAGTACCAGCGCCAGAGATCACGACTGATTGTCCGACGTAGAAGTAGTCGCGAATATTTTGATCAAAGTAAAGAGTGCCGACTGTTCCCGTGTTTCCGTGAGCAATTATGTACTGCTGATTCTTCCATAGAAAGGGCAAGAGTACGTTATCTGCGGCATCGCAGACAGACTGCAAGACTGCATCAGTATAGAGAGTGCCAACGCCTAGGGCGGTGCGAAGCTCTGCAACTGTTGTCAATGCCATGCTCTTATCCTTTCTAAAGACTGGCAGGGTAGAAGGGCACTACCCTGCCAGCGACTTAGTGTGGCTTACGCCTTGTTATTCTTGAATGCGCCTGCGCCGACCTTGGTCGCGATTGCGCCGTAGCCGTAGTAGCCGATTGTTACCTGACCAGCAGCTGTTGATTCTGCGCGTAGTCGGTATGTTGGTGACTCGTACCATGTGTACGCATCTGGATTGATGATGAGGATTGTGCCATCGCCATCGCCGGCATTTTCTGGATCGACGTAGAGGTTAAGTCCTGCAACGTTACCTGTGAGTGATGTAGGTGTTACAACGCCGCCTGCGTTCTGTGGCTGTGATGCGTTGTAGATAGGGCGTCCTGCATCGTTCAATGTCATGATGTTAGACCATTGTCCAGTTGAGACAACCATGTTGCGAGCGAATGGATTTGGAAGTCCTGCTGTTGCGCCATAGACAGATGCTGATCCACGAGCAACGATACCGAGAAGCTCGGCTGCTGTTGGATATGTTGCAACTGTAGTTGCGTCAAGTGTCGCACCTGAGATGAGTGCAGCGTTTACTGCTGCGTTAGTTGACTTTGCATAAGCAGCGGCCATGTTGCGAACGAGTTCATCGAAGAATGCTGGAGATGTACGATCTAGCAATTCTACTGAGAAGACCTGTTGTCCTGCGTACTTTGCAACGCTTACGCTTAGGAATGCAGAGTTCTGATCTGTGTTAGA